AGGAAGCAATCAAGAAATTGAAAGCAGAAGGAATTCCTTTCATTATCGTTGAGAAAAGATTAATTTCTGAGTTAGGTAAGAAAGCATATATTTCTTATAGTGTGATTATGGATACAATCCTTTTAATTACAGTAATTCTTGCCTTGCTCAACGCAGACAAAATATTAAAAGTGCTAGGGAGTTGACAACCCTAGCATTTTGTGATAGGGGGGGTTAGCAGACCTGCCCTGTCCCTGTGTATTATACACCCCCGCGCGTACAACTTTTGAAAAAATCGCGAACTTATAAAAAGACGCGGTCAGAGCATCATGATGATGCATATAAAAATAATTCTTGACACGAGATTCAAAATTTGATATAATTCAAGTATGAAGAATGAAATTGTAACCAAAATGAGTCCAGAAGGCTTAGAAATCGCAAACGCATACTTAGAGCTAGGAAATTTACCAGCAGTATGCACACGGTTAGGTATAGACGAAAACACCGTACAAGAGTACTTGGGCAAACGCGAAATTAAACAATACATAGACCAAGTATATTTAGACACAGGTTACAGAAATAGATTTAAGTTAGCAAACACACTGGACGACTTAATAGATAGAAAGCTAGAAGAAGCAGATGAAAGTCAAATTTATACTAATAAAGACTTAGCAGATTTAATACAAATGGCTCATAAAATGAGAATGGACGAAATAAAAGCCATGGCAGAGTTAGAGAAAGCAAAAGCCTCTAACATTAAAAACCAGACTAATGTACAGATTAATAGCGAATTACCTTTTGGACAAGGTAATTATGGAAAACTTATGGAAAAACTACTTAGTAAATAGGAGAAAGTATGACAGAGTATAGTACATATATAGATGGTGATAGAAGAGCCGATGTTGTAAAACTAGACAACCACTGGGGTTGTAGATTATATAAAAACGGAGAAGTCATAAGGACTGAGTTTTATAGAGGACATAGTGAAATGTATGCGGAGAACGCAGCAGAAAACTATGTATTAGGGATAAAAGATTAATGCCATATAGTAAAGAAGTTAATGACAGATTTTACAATGTACTGAATAATCCTAAAAAATTCAGTGTAGGACGATTCAATCCCAAAGACCCCGATGTAGCCACAGGAATGACTGGAGCACCAGCTTGTGGTGATGTAATGAAACTTCAACTAAAACTTGACATAGATGAAAGAATAATAGATGTTAAGTTTAAAACTTATGGGTGTGGCAGCGCTATTGCCTCATCAACAATGTTTGTAGATATGTTAAAAGGCAAGACTATAGAGGAAGCCAAACTAATAAAAGATAGAGATATCGCAGAGGCACTACAACTGCCTCCTATTAAATTGCACTGTTCTGTTCTAGCAGAAGATTCTATTAAGAAAGCAATAGAAAACTGGGAGGAAAAAAGTGCACATAGAAAACATAATCAATATGATTCATCGAGTGATGAAGTCGGGCAGACTGAATAAAGTATGGAAGCTAGTAAATGTCGAAGGGAAGTAAACAAAGACCAAAACTTATCACAGAGGAAGAGTTTACTGAAAACTGGGATAGAATATTTGCTAGAAAAAAGACTCCAAAGCATGGAAGAACTTTGGTACATCAAGATAGGACGAAAGTAATACCTAGAAAGAAAAAGTATGATAGAGATTACGAATGACGCAATCACCAAGATTTTGGAAAAACAAGCAAAAGAAAAATTTGCTGGTATCCGCTTGGGTATTACTGGCGGGGGGTGTGCTGGTTTTGAGTATGTATTTGATAGGACTGATAGTTTACCCACTGAAGAAGATGTGGAACTGGATTACGGAAAATTTAGGGTACTAATAAATAAAATATCAGCTCCATACTTAGTAGGTATGACACTAGATTATCAGAAAGAAGGACTTAATGAAGTATTCAAATTTATTAATCCTAAAGAACAATCATCTTGTGGTTGCGGTGTTTCAATAAATTTTGACTTAGAAAAAGTAAACGAAGATAAAATTTTTGCAATAGAACTATGATAGAAGAATACACCATATTTAATTTTATAAGTGATGTAGGAGCACCTATCGCAGCAGCGGTATTTATGGGTGGTTTTATATTTATCATTATAAGAAAGATAATGGAAGATGTAGTAGGCAACACAGAGGAGTTAAAAGGCATATGTTCAATGTTAATTACTAGAATTAAAGTGATGAACAATGACATGGTTAGAATAGATGTAAGCGTTAGTTCTGCACTTGAACTTACACCTGATTTAAAAAGAATATCAAGAGCAGAAAATTTTGTAGAAGACGGCACTATAGATGCAAGGAGAGATTGATGGAAGATATAGCTGAGGTAATCCAACAGTTTGGTTTTCCAATACTAGCAATGCTTGGACTTGGATATTTTGTCTATTTTGTATGGACTACAATAACCGAAAAAATCGACCCTGCAACCGAAGAAATGAAAATGACAGTTCTGAAGTTAATCGACCAGATTAGAATGATGGACAACGATATGATTCGCTTGCAAGAGAAACTGGACACAGTTTTACAGATGAAAGAAAATGAACGAAAAAAGGATAAATAATAGAATTTCTAATGCTGTAGTTGGTACACTATTTTTACTTGTCGGAGTCTTAATGGTAGCAGAACTTTCGGCAGATGAAATAAAATTTAAATTCAAATCTCCGTCCTTCAGTGGCGTGGGAACATCAAGTCATTATCTTACTATCGATAGTCAAGAAATGACTCGTAAAGAGGCAATCGAAGCAGAAATAAAAGCTATGAAAGAGCAACTCGAAAGAGATGCGGAAAACACTACTTTAGCAAGATTTATTAAAAACTTCGAATCAAGAGTATATGCGCAGTTATCTCGTCAATTAGTAGACCAACTATTTGGAGAGAATCCTGCAACGGAAGGTAGTTTTTTACTATTTGATAACCTTATTACTTGGACATCAGATGGCGTTACACTAACAATGACTATCTTCAATGAGGCAACAGGTGAAACCACAGTTATCACAATTCCTATTGGTGACTTCGGCTTTCCTTCTGATTAGTGGGTGTGCAACTCATGGAGGTTATATATCTCCATGTGTAACCAATCCAGATTCAGACTATAAAGATTTAGTTACAATCGTACAGAAAGCAGAATGTTTTTCTGGCGATGCAATAATTGAAAAACCAATTACGGAAGCAATTCAAAATATGCCACTACCTTCACGAACTCCTGTCGTGGCGGTATACTCATTTAACGATTTAACAGGACAAAGAAAGAGTGTCGATGGTGTTGCTAGTTTCAGCACTGCTGTAACTATGGCTCCCGAAGCATACCTAATTAGAGCACTCAAACAGTCTGGCTTTTTCAAAGTTGTAGAAAGAAAAGGATTAGACAATCTTACAAGAGAAAGACAACTTATAAGACAGACTAGACAAAGTTTTGATGATGTAACCGAACAACAACCACTACTGTTTGCAGGTTTAATTATCGAAGGGGGTATAGTGGACTACAACACTAATTTAACAAGTGGAGGTGCTGGAGCTAGGTATCTAGGAGTTGGCACTTCTAAACAGTATCGTGAGGATACCGTAGTGGTTTCATTAAGATTAGTTTCTGTGAGTACAGGAGAAATCTTATTGGAAATCCTTACTTCAAAAGCGATACTTTCTGTTGGTCTTTCTAATGACTTTTTCAGATTCATTGCAGACGGCACAGAGCTTGTAGAAGTTGAAAGCGGTAACGCTATGAACGAAAGCAAGTCAATAGCCATACAAGCTGCAATGGAAACTGCAGTTGTTGAATTAATTAGAGAGGGCAGAGAAAAAGAGTACTGGACGTACTGGGGAGAGAAGAAATGAGAATACTATTAGTATTATTCTTATCTGTTGGTCTATATGCAGACAATGAAATCTACATTGACCAAACAGGAGACAATGGTGCTATTGACATCGAGCAACTCGGTTCTAGCAATATAATTGGTGGAGCAGATGCTATTGCTGGTCAAATGACTGCTGCTATATTAAATGGTGGTTCTTGGACATTCGATATTAACCAAATAGGTTCTTCTAATAAATTTCTTACTGATGGAATATATGGAAGTAACTTTACTGGCTTTTTCGAATTCGATGGAGATAGTAACGAATTTGTATTTTCCATGGATACGACTGGTTTGAATAGTGCAGACTTCGGAGATTTAAATCTCGATGTAACAGGTAGTACAAACACATTCGATGTTGATATAGCAGAGAGTGCTAGTTCTGACTACTTCGATATAGATTGGACAATTCTTGGCGATGACAATGATTTTACAATTGATATTGATTCTGACTACTATACAAACTTTATGGACATCTTTGGAGATGACAACACATTAACTGTAACACAGTCTTCAACACTCGCAGCAGACTGGTTAAAAATTGAAGGTGATGCGTCAAATAGTAACATATGTATTGTTCAAAATGATGGTGGTACTACCACTACATGCTGATATAGGCGAAATCACTGAACTAAGAGGAAATGGGGCAGTCTTAAGAGACGAGCCCCTTCCTGCTTTTTTAGAACAAGATATTCAACAAATGGACGATGTTCGTACAGCTAATGGGCGAATCGGCATCACATTTATTGATGATAGCAAAGTTCGACTTACAGAGCATAGTAAACTTATAATTGATGAAGTTATCTTTGACCCGAATCCTTCGAAGTCAAAAATGACAATGCAATTTGCAAGTGGAACAGCTCGTTTTATCACTGGTAAGATAGGACAGATAGACAAACAAAATATCAACATCAGTACACCGACAGCACAAATCGCAATTCGAGGAACAGACTTTACTGTTACCGTTGATGAATTCGGTAGGTCATTGGTGATACTCTTACCAGATGCAAATGGACTTCCTAGTGGCGAGATTGTAGTAGCAACTGCCATGGGGGAGGTAGTATTAAATAAACCATATCAATCTACTGTAACTACCGTATGGGAACAAGTACCTACTAAGACTGTTATCCTGGATTTAACTGTAGACTTGATAGATAATCTATTGATTATCTCACCACCAAAGGAAAATGAAGAATTACAACAAACTGAGGGACAGAGCGGAGATAGCGACTCTGGTAGCAATCTTCTTGATATCGACTTTCTCGCTGACGACTCCCTAAATATAGATTACTTAGCAGATGATAGTTTAGAGTTTTCAGAATTAGACATTGAATACTTAGATGTTGACTTTCTCGAAGACTTACTAGAAGTTATTGAAGAACTAGATGAATTAGAAACTGAAGATGCACTAGCGGCAAGTATATATGCGCCCATAGATCTTCAGGGAACAGAATATGGAAATGACCCGTCTACGCAAATAACAACTTTTGGCGATGCCGAAAAGATAACTTTGATTAGACAAGTGACACAGTATGTACAGTTAGACTTAGATGGCGAAACTGGATACAACATAATTATAGAACAAGATGGAAAAGCTTACAACATTATTCTTAACTCTGCTAGTAACACCGTTATTAGCATACGACAAGGTAGCGGATAAATTAGATTTAACACTACCTGAGACGCCGTTTAACTACGAGCAAATGAACCAGGATTCTTTACTAATACAACAAGCGATAAATGAACGCTTCAGATTTGTAAAGATAAAAAATGAACCTAGTA